AATCATACATGGAGGCAGGCAGGAGGCAGGCTGATTCTCGACAAGCGAGTGGAAGCGTTCCGCAAAAAGGTGGCAGGCAAAGTCAATTTTCTGAGGGCGAAGAAAACTATCCCTTCTAGGGCCATTGAAAGCGACTGCATGGTCATGCTTGAATACATGCCGCCTGATAAAAGACGGCGCGACATAGACAACGGCTTTAAGGCAGTTTTTGATGCGCTGACGCATGCAGGAGTCTGGAAGGACGACAGCCAAGTAAAGCTGTTGCTGTCTTTTTTCGGCAGGACAATTAAAGGCGGTGCAGTCAACGTGCTGATTCAGCCGCTGGAGGTGTGAGATGCTGAGGTCGGGGCCATGGACTCCACCGGAAGATGAAAAAATGGCGCAGCTGCGCGCTCTGGGCTATTCCTGGTCTGCCGTTGGGCAGGCTTTAGGACGCGATCCGCAAGCATGCGCAAACAGAATGTACCGGCTCAAAAAAGGCGTGACCGGCACAACAGCCGCGTGGTGGAGCCTGGAGGATGATGAGGCTATCCGTAATGCGTTTGCCGCGGAAAAGCCGGACGTGGCAGGGCTGGCACAGTCTCTGGGCAGGTCGGAGAGCGCCGTGGAAACACGAGCGCGGGAACTGCGTTTGACCAGCCGGCTGAGCAAAAAGGAGGCCGGTGACGGTTCCAGTGTGAGGCGTTGTCACGACTGTGGCAGGGCTACTCACGATTACCGTTGTCCGGCTTGCCTGCGTAAATGGAGACGCCAGCACGGCGTCAGCCTGCATCCTGGCGAGGATGGTGCGTAATGAGTTTCGGCAAGCCGTTTTCAGCAGGAGAGGATGAAAAAATCTTCAAAATGCGTAGGCAGGGCTTTTCTTGGGAGCAGATTGGCAAAGAGCTTGGACGAAAAGCCGTTAACCTATCGCAGCATTGGGGATATTTGAGACGCAGAAAGTTTAGAAAGCCCAAGCAGGCTAAGCCGTGGACGCAGGAAGATACTGATAAAATCTTCGAACTGCGCGCGCAGGGGAAGGAGTGGCCTGAAATTGCGGCCACCGTTGGAAGGACAACAGCCGCGTGTGTCGCAAGGTATCATTGGCTGCGCAGGCAGCACAAAGTAGAAGTGGAGGGGCTGGAAGGAGTTGCCGGCAAGGACAGCGTTTCTCGCGACATAAAAGCATCTGTATTGCCAAAGACGTACTGGCGCAAATGCCACGACTGTGGCAAATTGACGTATAACTACCGTTGCGACAAATGCAAGGAAAAGTGGCGCATCAAGTACCACGTTGAAGAGGATGAAAATTGTGAGTAGTCTTAAAACTATCGTGTTACAGTGGCTAGGTTTTTATGACATTATCATCAAGCTTGACAGTCTGGAAAAGGATCTCAGGCTGTACAAGGCAAAGCTAGAATATTTTGCTTCTGCAGCTTCCGGCGTTGCCGACATCGTCAAGAAAAACATGTGCGTTGGTGATGAAAAGACAATGCAGGATTCGCTTGCGCGTCTTAATTATCTTGCTTCCTGTTTCAAGAAAAAGGAGTGGTGATGACAAGAAAAGAATGTTTGGACAAGGCTGAGGCTTGTGTTCTAAAAGACAGGAACAACCAGTATGGAGGCTGTGAAGACAACTTCACCAGGATTTCACGTCTGTGGAGCGTTTATCTTAATCGTGACGTTGACGAGGTGGATGTTGCGATGATGATGGGTCTGCTTAAGATTGCCAGAATATGCTCCAACAAAAGCTATGCGGATGGATTTGTGGATTTGGCTGGATACGCGGCGTGCGGTGCCGAGTGCGCCGGCATTGCCGCAGAAGAAGCCGCAGAGTTTGAGGCTGACCACAAGTTCCTTGAGAATATCTTCTGGAAGTACAAGACTGAGGCCAATGCCGAGTTGAAGTACAAGCGTGGCGACAAGGTGCAGTACCGTGTCGTATTGCCGTCCGTTTCGGACAGCCTTTGGCGAGATGCAACATACCTTCGTCCTGCGTTTAGCTGGCAACAGGATGGTGAGCACATCGTCAGCAGCGATCTTGGCCCTGTCACGGTCAAGGACAAAGACATCCGTCCTGCACCCAAGGCCGAAGGCTGCGAGGAACTAGTGCAAAAGGAGGACAAGAGTTGATAGAGCAACTGGATTTTTATCTTGAACGCGACAGGCAGAAGCACAAGGACAAAGAAAAGAAGAACAGGGAACTTTGGGTGAAGCTAGAGGCTGCGCTGCAGATAGCTGAAGTCAAGCACCCTGTGTTTGCATACTCTTTCAAGGAAGGCGTCTTCCGCATTATGGAAGAGTTGGGTGAAGTAGCTGCCGCATACAACAAGAGTGAGGGCAAGGCGCGTGTTTCATCTGAACTGCTTGACACTCTCGTTGTGGTCTGGCGCATGTGCCGTGGCGATTGGGATGAGAAAGTCGGTGACTGACGCTGAAGTTAAAGCAATTTCTGAGCTTAAATGCCGTATGAACGCTCAGATTTTCTGGCTGGCTGAAAGGCTGTCTGAGTCGCGTATACTGGTAGGCCACGATAAATGTAGCCAGTGCAGGCAGTTCGGCTTTGAGGCTTGTCGCAAATGCTGGTTCGATGCCTCACTGGTTGCTGCCAAAATGGAAATGGCAAAGATTAGGCAGGGGTAGCCTGTGCATCCGTGTCCCTACTGTCAGTGCGACAAGGTCTATGTGGCTGAGGTCGAAGACGGGATGCTGACCGTGGCCTGTCCCCGCTGTTCGATGAGTGGCCCTGTTTCTGTCGACGGCGATGAATCTGAGGCCGTGCGCGGGTGGGAGATTCTGTGTTCGCGCATGTGCAATAAATGCCGGCGAGTCTACATCCGGCGCATCTTAGAATTACGCAAACGTCTTGACGCGCGCGGTGCGAGTGGGGACAGTTAGACCGCCCATAGGGACAGGCTGCAGAATCCTCCAAGTGCATGTGGCGGAACGCGAAGGCCGACACCGTTCAACTCCTGCGGTGCCGGCCTTCGCCGTTTTTTGTTGACGCGCCTGCCCCGTGATGTGCATGGCTGTTCTCAAAGATGGAGGCGAACATGGCTGACTTTGAGAGTTGCCAGCAATTCGTGCTGAAGATGGAAGGTGGACTGTCTGATGATGCCGAGGACAAAGGCGGTCTGACTAAATACGGCGTTTCATGGGCGTACTTAAAAGACCTGGAAAAGTCTCGTCCTTCCCTCGTCCGCGACATACTTGGCGTTTCAGTCGTAACGCGAAGCGATATATACAACCTGACGAAACAGCAGGCTGCGCAGTTTTTCAAAGCGACATTCTGGACGCCCTACGATGTCGACACTATGCCTCAAAGCGTTGCGTTGTGCTGGTACGACTGCAATGTAAATCACGGCGCAAAAAATGCGGCAAAGATCCTTCAGCGCGCCTGCAACCGTTGCGATTTTACGGTGCCCAAGCTGGACGTTGACGGCAAGCCCGGGCCGAAAACTAAGACGGCTCTCCGACATATGGGCAACGCTGACGGCATCACCGCTATCGCTGAAGAAAGGCAGGCGTTCTACGACCGTATCATCGCTAACAACCCTAGTCAGAAAGTCTTTAAGAACGGCTGGGCCAACCGTTGCAACGCTATGAAAAAGCAGGCCCTAGCTTGGCTTGATGAGGACTAGCGATGAACGACTCCAAGACATGGCTGGAAATTTTTCTACTGTGTGGCTGGGGTGCAATTTTCGGTCTCGTTGGAGGCGTGGCGCGTATTCTCAGGAAGGGTGTGCGCGGCTGGATTGATTTGCTTAGCCAAATGTTTGTATCAGCTTTCTGTGGCGTTCTTGTTTTTAGTCTTTTGCAGGATCAGGTGCCGGATATTGCAATGGTTGGTTTGTGCGGCATAGCCGGAAATAGTGGTGGCATGCTGCTTGACGCTATACGTTTTCGGTTCATGAAGCAGGTTAGGGGAAAGTAGTGGCAAGGGGTCACGAGAATCTTATTCCGCTCAACAAGAGATCCAAGGAAGAGCAAAGGGAAATTTCCAAAAAGGGTGCTCAAGCAGCCTCTCGCACCTATGCGCGCCGCAGAAAGCTTAGGATGATTTTGGAAGACTTGATGAGCCAGAAAGATGAAGTCACGGGGATGGACAATGATTTAGCCATGTGCATCGCTCTGCTTGCTGAAGCAAAAGCGGGGAACGTCAAGGCGTTTAGTGAAATACGGGACACAATGGGACAGAAACCCAAGGAAGAGGTCGAGTCCAAGGAAGACGTGCGTGTGACCTATAGGGTGGTGCGGTCGTGATTGATATCGATATCGAGCTTCCGTACAGGGCGCGATATTGGGATGCGCACGACAAGATAAAAGCCGCGCGCTTTGCCGTCCTGGTGGCTCATCGCCGGTTTGGAAAAACCGTGCTGTCCGTCAACCACCTCATCATGGATGCGCTGGAGACGCAAAAGGAGCGCGCCAGCTATGCCTATGTTGCCCCCTATCGCAATCAGGCAAAAGTTATCGCATGGGATTACCTCAGACATTACACTTCCGTTTGTCTTGATAGAAAAGTCAATGAAGGCGAGCTTAGCATTGCTTTTGGCAACGGCTCTACTATCAGAGTTTTTGGCGCTGATAATCCTGATGCTCTGCGTGGCCTTTATTTCGACGGCATTGTCCTTGATGAAGTCGCGCAGATGAGGCCTGAGGTGTGGCATGAAATTATCCGTCCTGCGTTGGCTGATAGACATGGTTGGGCGCTTTTCATTGGCACCCCGAAAGGCGCGAACTTGTTTAGTGAGCTATACCATCACGCAGCCTCCGAACAAGCGAAGGGAAACAAAGACTGGTGCGCAATGTCGTTCCCTGTCACGCAGACTGAGGCGCTTTCAAAGGACGAAATAGAGGCGCTGAAGTCTGAGTTGTCTGAGAACGCTTTTAGGCAAGAGATGTTGTGTGATTTCAATGCTGCCTCTGATGACGTGCTGATACCGTTGGAGCTTGTGTCTGAGGCCATGGGACGTAGCTACCAGGCTCACGTTTACGAGAATGCCCCTTTGGTGATGGGCGTGGACGTGGCGCGATTTGGGGACGATGCATCGGTGATTTTCTTTCGCAGGGGCATGATGGCAGAACGCCCGATTGTCATCCGCAAACTGGACAACATGGCTTTGGCTGACCGTGTTGTGTCTGAGATTGCCCAACGCAATCCAGATGCAGTTTTTGTTGACGCAGGCCAGGGCGCAGGCGTGATAGACCGTGTGAGACAGCTTGGTTATGCAGTGACAGAAGTGCCGTTTGGGTCAAAGGCGTTGAAGCAAAACCGATTCTTCAATAGACGCATGGAGATGTGGCACGGCGTCCTTGAATGGCTCAAGACGGGAGGCGCTTTGCCTCCTGATGAGGCCTTGAAGGCTGAGCTTTCTTCTCCTACATACAGCTTCAACAACGCCGGCTTGATGCAATTGGAAAAGAAAGAGGATATCAAGGAACGCCTTGGGCGCAGTCCTGACTTAGCGGACGCCTTATGCCTGACCTTCGCCGCGCCTGTTGCGCGCGCAATTGACGTTACACTTGCAGAGCGCAGACAGGAAGCGCACCCATATGACCCGTTAGCGTGGTAGCAAAATGGAGTATACATACAGGATTATCTATGATCCGGTTGAGCATGCAGCCATTTACCGCAAGCTCAAAGAAGAAAATCTGCTGTGGTGCCTCTTCAGCGAGATTGATGAGTGGCAGTGGTCTGAGGATCTGTACATCAAAATGCACAACAGCAGCAACGTGCGCGAGACGTGGGCCGGCTACATCGATGGCGAGTTGGCTGGCCTTGCCTACATTTGGCCTTTCCAGGGAAGCTGGCGAACCCGTTGCGCTGAGCTTGGGCTTACCGCTTTCCGGCCATACTTCAAACAGGCGGCAAGGCTTGCACGGCAAGGACTGCTCGAAATACTCAGGCACCACGGCTTCACGATAAGCTCTTTGATAGGCCGTGTGCCTGCGCCTAACAGGCACATACTCAATATGCTTGGGGAGCTTGGCTTCCAAAAGAAATTCAAAATTCCTGAGCTGTTTTGGTACACTCGACAGCAGAGACATGTTGACGGGTGGATCGTCTTTGCAGAAACTCAAGACATCAAAGCAACATGGGAGGTAGAGTGATATGCCTTTGATTCACTGTGGTGGTGGTGGTGGAACGCCGGATGTGCCGGAGACTCCCGTCAAGCAGGCCACGAAGAGCGTGAGCGCCGGCGCGCAGGCGGCCGCTGAAGCTCAGCGTGAGCGCGCCAAGCGCAACCGTGGGCTTGCCGCTTCCATCCTTACGAGCCGTTCCGGCCTTGTCGGGGATGCTCCTGGCAACGACACTTTGGGGTAGCCACAATGGCTGAGCTTGACGTCAGGAAACTTGATGCCCGGTACGAGATGCTCAAAACTGAGCGTTCCGGCTGGGATGCCGCCTGGCAGGATTTGGCTGAGCTTTTTCTGCCCACGCGCTGGCGCTCAGACAGTGACGAAAGCTCCTATAAGCAGCCCAAAATCAACGGCCGCTTACTCGACTCTTGTGGTGTGCTTGGCATGCGCACCCTTGCAGCTGGACTGCAAGGCGGCATGACTTCGCCGGTCAGGCCGTGGTTTAAACTGCGTCTTGCCATTGACCATGGACAGCAGCAGCCGTCCGGCGTCAACGTCTGGCTAGATGAAGTTACAGAGCGCATGCGGATTCTTCTTCATCAATCCAATTTCTACAATTGCATTCACGGCTTGTATGCTGACCTTGGTGCTTTTGGAACAGGGTTGATGATAGAGGACGCTGACGAAAACGGGTTGCAATTCCATCGCGTCACTGCAGGCGAGTACGTTCTTGACGTAGACGGCAACGGCTATGTCGATACATTCTTCAGGCGTCTTTTCCTGACTGCAAGGCAAATTGTTGACCTATGGGGTGAGGACAAGGTGCCTGAGACGGTGCGCAACGCCGCAGAGCGTGGGCCGGCTGGTGCAAGTGCAACGCGGCTTAATGTGATTCACGGCGTTTTTCCGCGCAAGGACGTCAAGTGGGGTCAGCGCGTGGGCGCGCAGGGAAAACCGTATGTGTCCGTGTATTGGCTGAGAGACGCCGCTGGTTTTGGTCGAAAGCAGATCCTTTCGGAGGGCGGGTACGATATGTTTCCTGCATTTGCCCCCCGTTGGGATATTCATCACTCTGACGTGTACGGGCGTTCGCCTGCAATGGACGTCATGCCGGACTGCAAAATGCTGCAGGCCATGACCGACACCTTCCGCAGGACGCAGCATAAGATTGCTGACCCGCCGATGATTGGTGATACCAATCTCAGGCGATATGGCGTTGATCGCAATCCGGGCGGTTTCACATACGGTGACTTTGCAATTACGCAGGGCAGGCCCCTTGTGATGCCGATTCAGCAACCTGATGCGGCCGCAATTCAGCACACGATTGAGGCTCTGCGAGAAGTCAAAGAGACTATCAACAACGGTCTCTACGTTGACCTGTTCCGCATGCTCATGGATGATGACCGCAGGCAGGTAACTGCTACAGAGATCCAGGCCAAGCAATCGGAGAAAATGCTGCTCATCGGCCCTGTGGTCGAGCGACTGCATACTGAGTTGCTGTCTCCGCTCATCAAAAGGACTTATCAGCTGATGGGCGAATATGGCGCTCTGCCTGAACCGCCGGACGAATTGCAGGACGTTGAGCTTGACGTTGAGTTTGAGTCCGTCTTGGCGCAGGCACAGAAAGTCACAGCTACATCCGCAATTGAGCAGGGCGTGGCTTTCTTGGCGAATTTCGCCGGTGCCAAGCCGGAGGCGTTGGATGTGCTGGACGCCGACAAGACAGCGAGAGCCTATCTGGACAGGATAGGAATGCCGCAGTCGTGCATTGCTGAAGAGCAGGCCGTTGAAGCGGCGCGGCAGAAACGTGCGCAGATGGAACAGGCCGCGCAGGCTCAGCAGGAAATGGCAAGCGCAGGGCAGGCGGCATCCGACTTCACAGGCGCGGCTAAAAACCTTGGCGAGACGCCGGCAGGCGCAGACGGGCAAACCCTGATGCAGTCGCTAGTCGGCGGAATCACGGGTGCAGGAGGGATGTAGATGAACGGTGATCCTGCCATGTGGGAAACCAGCCGCGAGAAAGAGGCGCGCGAGGCCAGGGAAAAACTGGAACGGGCGCGACTTGTCGGCGTGGTCGAAGCTCTGGGCCGGTCTAAGGACGGCACGAATTTTCTGAGGTGGTTGTGCGAAGACGTGTGCGGCTGCTTCGCGCCGGCAGGCGCGCTAGCCTGTGAAGGGCTGCTGTATCGTGAGGGCCGGCGAAGCGTGGGCATGCAGCTTTTTTCACTGTGTCGTGAGGCCGGCATAGCCGGTGCCGTGTGCGCAGTCGAAGAACCTAAGGAGTAAAAATGGCTGAAGAGACTACAATGGAAAGCGTGGCTGACTCTCCCGTTGAGAGCATCGCTGATGAGGCACCCGTAGAGGGCGCTGAGACGGCGCAGGACGCACAGGCAGGCGAAAGTGGGGCAACCGTCGCTTCCGCTTCAGATGGTGCGTCAGAGGGCCAGCAGGACGCCGAAAAGCAGGCTGAGACTGAGGACTACAAGCTCGAAGCTTCTGATGACTTCAACGTGCCTCAGGAAAATCTCGACTCGTTTACTGCGGCTTGCAAGGCGGCCAAGCTAACAAAAGCGCAGGCAGAGGCCATGCTTGCTTGGCACAAAGGTTTTGCCTCTGACGTCAGCAAGCTCCAGGCACAACAGGAAAGCGCGCAGGTTCGGCAGTGGCAGGATGAGATTCTCAGGGATCCTGAAATTGGTGGCAGTCATTGGAAAGCCGCTGTTGCCGACTCGCGCAAGGCTTTAAATGCATTTGATACTGACGGAAAACTGCGCACACTTCTCAAACAAATGCATGCAGATTATCACCCTGACGTGGTGCGCGTGATTGCGCGCGTGGGCCGTGCGATGGGTGAAGACAAATTTATCGGCAGCCGTGGCGAAAGCTCCGGCAAGGAAAGGCCGCTTGAGGAACGCATGTGGCCTAATATGTCTGTTTAATAGGAGGCAGATATGTCTTATCAACTTGGACTCGTTAGCACCCTTGCCGAGCTGGAAGACTGGTACAAAGGCCAGCGTGACGGCGTGGGTGAAACTTTGGAACTCATGAACATGACCAATGACGTGCTTAGTGATATTCCTTGGATGGAATCTAACATGTCTGACGGTCACAAAACTCGCATCCGCACCGGTCTTCCGACGATTTACTACCGCCGTCTGTACCGCGGCACCCCGCCGAGCAAGGGCCAGTGGAGTGAAGTCAAGGAAGTCACTTCGATGTACGAAGCCCGTCAGGAACTCGACATCAAGGAAGTCGAACTTTACGGCGACAAAGCACGTGCTTTCCGTCTTTCTGAAGGCAAGTCTTTCATGGAGGCGATGAGGCAGAAGGTTGCCAGGACGCTTTTCTACGGCACCAACGACACTACACCTGACGAGTTTAATGGATTTAGTATCCGTTACTCTGACGCAAGCAAGAGTCACGTTATCAGCGCCGGCGGTTCTTCTTCCGCTGCAAACTGCTCCATGTGGCTTGTGTGCTGGGGTTCCGACACTGTTCATGGCCTGTATCCCAAGGGTTCCAAGGCTGGCATCAGCCACAAGGATCTTGGCACTTACATGACCACCGATACAGCCGGCAACAAATTCCAGTGCGTGGGCGATTTGTATGGTTGGGACTGCGGCCTTGCCGTCCGCGATTGGCGCGCAGTTGTTCGCATCTGCAACATCCCGACTGCAAACCTCATGAAGCGCGCCGGCGAAACCGGCTACATTGACCTTCAGAAGCTCACGATTCAGGCCAAGAACATCATGCCCGAACAGATGCGCGGCAAGGCCGTGTGGTACTGCAACTCTGATGTTCTTACCGCTCTTGAGTTGCAGAGCATCGACAAGGGCAACGTGCATCTGAACTACGGCGAGTATTTTGGCAGCAAGAACGTTCCCTTCCTGCACGGCAGGCCGATTCGCCAGTGCGATTGCCTGGTCGGCACTGAAGATGTCGTGTCCTAATGTGGAGGTAAATTAGATATGCTTATCGATGACAACCTCGTATCCATTGATTCTCAGGCGCTCTCCGGCACTGTCACTCCTGTTGCCGTGGCCCTCAACGCATTCAAAGCGCCTGGCAGGCAGGCTCCGATTCCTGTTGCCATCCGCGCCACCCGTGACGTTGCCGGAGGCACCAGCCTGACCATCGGCTTTTCGCAGTCGGACACGCAGAGCGGCACCTATAATGCGGCCGGCCCTTCCTGGACTGTGACGCTGGCTGAGCTTCAGACTGGCCTTTGTGTCGGCCCCCGCTGGCTCCCGCGCGAGATAGATAAACCGTGGATTAAGATCACCGTCTCTAAAACTGGCACATTTACGGCTGG